CTGGCGTCGCGGCATCGAGCACCACGCTAGCGGGCGTGAAGCTCCCTCCATCGCCGCCGTCGTTGGGTGTCACTATCATGGCCGTTAGTCTAGCTGCACTGTGAAGGGTGTCGAGTCAGCGCCCACTCCGCCCGATGTCGGGCCTGTCATCGAGTAGGTAGGCGTGGAACTGGTCAAGACGATGGGCGGTGGGTTCTCTAAGCCGCCATCGTTGGTCACTGTGATCGTCACGTCGCCCTCCATAGCGGGTATGTAGGCAAACGTCGCGCTTCTATCGGTAGTCGCCAGTGACACGCTAGGTGGCTCAAACGTGCCGCCCGCGCCATTGTCGCTGGGCGTGACGATGACTGGCTTGACCGCGCTGCCTATGAGGATAGCGCCTGTCCTTAGCTGAACTGTGAACGACTGGGATGGCTGTGAGGGTATGGCCGTGGCTGGGCCATCCATCTCAAAGCCATGGGCCTCAATGATGTAGTCTGGTGAGTCACTGATGAGCACCATGAATCGCAGCGCAGCGCCTGCCCATATGATGTTGCAGTCGCTCACCACGCTGGGCCTAAAGATGCCTTCGCACCATCGGCTGATAGGCTTGTAGTGCTCGATCAGCTTGAGCACTTGCTGCTCATCGTTGGGGTCGATGATGCGGTTGTCGATGTAAACGCGGAACCGATATCGGTCATGCCACGATGGGCCTACGGGCGGGACTATGGGCGGCGATTGTAGCGCTGGGTATGGGATGGCTGGCGGGACTGTGGGCGAGAGAGGTGGCGGCAGCGGGTTGTAATACGTGAACCACTCCGCGATGGACGCTCCTCCTGGCCAGTATGTATCGAGCACCCACTGGACGAGGGCAGGCGTGCCTTTGGTCATGTGCCACTGGATGGACATTTGGACTAGGTTCTTGCGGAACTCCAACGGCTTAGAAGCCGCTTCGTCGTAGAAGTCCACATGGAATTGCCACGCCAGAATGTCGATGAGCGTAGGGTCGTTGATACCCATGATGCTCGGGATCATGATGACCTGCCCAGTCTCGTCGATGATCTCATACATCTGGTGATCGAACGCCTCGCTCGCGGCCTGCACTTGGGCATCGTAGTTGATGCTGGGCGTGCATAGCTCAATCAGCTTGGCCGTTCGCAGGGTAGTGCTCATCGCTTGGCCTTCGGTATGAACATAGAGCAGGAACACCGATGGCGCTTCCACGCGAGCTCGTAGCAGCGTCCGCGCTTCGCGTCGTGGGCGCACCGCTTGTGGCCGCACCTGCATAGATCGGTCTCGAGTAGGGGTGGCGCGGGTTGCCACGTGGCATCCATCACGTTTGACAGTCGCCCGCGCCGATTACTCGTTGTGTTATGAGTTAGAGTCATGCCGCTTCAAGGCCCATGTAATTCACGATGGGCGCGGTGTTAGGGTCGTGGACGGCCAGCTGGTTGTAGGCCATCGTTTGGAAGGTGGGTGTGGGAGTGTGAACGACGATGCGCTTAGCGCCAGCTTCTAAGCATCGCTTGCGTAGCTCATCGCAGTTTAGATCGCGGCTCACATAGGACTTTTGCCACAGTATCCAGTCGTTGGCCGCTTGTAACACGTTGTGTTGGATGGTGTCAGCTAACACCTCATTCACTTCCTCGATGTAGTAGTCCATGTTGAGCACGTAGTTGAACGGGGTAGGTGCAAACACACTGACGTAGTCGGTCAGCGGCCTCCGCGTCCACGCGCTACAGCTGGCCTTGACAGCGTCCAAGATGGGCTGAGTAGGCAGCTGCCCGCCCGCCAATAGCGGGTAGATCCAAACTTCGCCTGCTATGTTCGGGTCGCTATACACGACCGCTTGGATGATGTCGGGGTGAGCACTAAGCGCCCAAAACTCGTAGGCATCGTGCGGGCCACAGGTGCTGAAACTCTCGATGGCGAGCCATACGCGGTAGCGATATTGCTCATCGTTCTCTGCATCGCTGCCGCCCGCTGTTATGTCCGTGTTAGTCACGCTCAGCGCATAGGGCTGGTTCCAGTTGACGATGCCGCTAATCTGGCCCTGTATGAAGCCGTTGCCTACCACGCCTGTCGCTGTGGCCTTAGCGTCCACTTCGCCCGTTAGATCGCCGCTCGCTATGACGCAATCAGTCAGCGTCTCAAACACGACCGAGTTAGGCGCTGAACAGAGCGTGCCCTTAGGGATGACAGCGTTGAAAGCCAGCTGCGCGGCCAGTGTGAACTGTAGGGTGGTCAGCGCGGGCGCGGCTGGGAGTCGCATCGCCCGCTGACCGTAGAGGGCAGCTAGGTTGTCCAGATAGTCGCCCTTAGCGTATTTGAGGAGGTTTTGTTTGCCCGTGAAGTCGATGATGACACGCTGTTGACTCAGCCAGTGGCACACGACTAGCAGATGCAGACGCACAGGGTCTCCGGGCGCGAGCGTCTTGGCGATGCCAGTGAGCGCGAGGAACGCCTGCTGATAGTCGATGACGACCTCGTTGACGATGAGCGTAGGGTCTTTCACCGCGAAGTCGATGTCAGGCACGAATGGCAGGCCATACGCGGGCGAGCTCGCGTCCACGTTCGGGCCTAGGAGCGTGATGGGCGGTGGGTTCCCTATGATGGGAGGCGGGTCGATGGTCGCTTTCGTGGGCATGTGTTCTCCTTATCGTTTTACCAAGTGGGTTTCAACATCTTAATCCCGATGATGACAAATAGGATGATCGCGATGATCCATGTAGCTCGCGGTGCATACGGCCAAGCAGAGGCTGGCACGAACACGCCGATGGCGGTCAGGAGCAGCAACACCCAGTAGAAAATTACCAGTAAGCCAGTGTTGTCTTTCATATGTTTCTCACCTCCTTTGGTCTTGGGTTGTAAGTGGTTGGCGACGAGTGACTTTAAGCTATCTTGAATTCAAGTTAGTTGAGAGGCTATTTGACGATGAGGTTGACGCTGTTGGGCGGGTCGATGACGATTGTGACCGTCGGCTTTACGGCGCTGGTAGGTGGCGGCTGAGTGGGCGGTGGCGTGACCGCGCCCGAGGACTTGCCCGAGATGGCCTGACAGATGGCCTCGCAGATCGGGTCAAGGTGCGCGTTGTAGATGCCCGCGTCGGCGGTCGAGTCCACGAAGCACACCTCGATGAGTATGGACTTCTCATCGGTGTTGTTGAGGAAAAACAGATCGGTGCGCTTCTTAGGCCCGCGATTCTTGAGGCCCGAGGCGTCGGCGATAGCGCCCGCGACCTTCTGAGCGAGCGCGTCCTGTGTCACGTATAGGCACTCAGTGCCCATCGGTGAGCCTGTCGTCTGATAGGCGTTGAAGTGGACGCTCACATCGAGCTCGCGTGACTTGCTGTTGTGGAAGTCCACGATGCGATTGAGGTTCTCGTTCTGTGACGTGCTCACGTCATCGTGGAAGACTGTGGCGTTGACGCCGTAGTTCTTCATGCGCTCAGCCACCTTGTTGACTACCTTGCGAGCTTCATCTACCTCATCGAGATAGCCGCTCGCGCCTCTGATGAGTTTCCCATGACCGCTGCTGATTACGATGTTCATAGCTGTGTTTTCTCCTTCTTGTTGTTACCGTTCTTGCCATTGCCGCTGACATGCTCCCATGTGCGGAGGCCCGCTAGCCCGAACACTAGGATGGCTAGCGCCCTCTGAAATTCGTATAGGTATTTGAACTCGGTCTGTGGTAGCTCCTGTGACAGCCAGTTAGGGAACGACAGCGCGGCCAGTTGGATGATGAGCACTAACAGTGGCATCGAGAAGAACATGATGATCGCGCCCCAGTTCAGAAACTGCTTCCATTTCTCCTCCCGTGGGTATTCGCCGCTCATGGTAGTTCAATCGCTTGCACTTGGGCTAAGCTCGCTGCCGCGTTGGCCGCTGCGTTGCTACTCTGGAGGATAGCATCGAACCAATAGGTCGTGCCCACGGCCAGCTGTAGCAGCTGTGTTACCTCACAGGCAGTAACCTTGCCGCCGTCTTGGACTGGCGACTGGACTGTGTTGCCAAACGTGGTGCCTGTGACAGCCGCGTTGAGGGCTGGCGCTACACCTGTCCCGTATTGGCCCGCGCCTAGCGAGAAGTAGTTGAGGTTAGAGGGATTAGTCGAGAAACTGCCTATGACGATCCTGACTAACACCTTGCCAGAGGTGGTTGGAGTGATCTTAGCCGTAGCTCCAAAGCCGCAATGCTTAGTCACAGAACCAGCGATGGTCGCTGACAAGTTGCAAGCCGTCTGGAGTATCGCGTAGGATGGGAACGTCCCAGCTGGCCCTTGTGGCCCTTGTGCTCCCTGTGCGCCAGTTGGGCCTTGAGCGCCCGCTGGCCCTTTCATGTTGCCTCGCTTAGTCCACGTCGAGGTGCCAGTCTTCTCGTAGAAGTCGCCGTTAGACGTGTCAATATACCAGTCGTTGACGTTGCCAGTGGCGGCTGCTGGCGGGCCTAGTCCCGTTGACCATCCTTCGCCCACGCCCGCGACGCCCTGTGGCCCTTGAGCGCCAGTCGTTCCCTGTGGGCCTTGTGGCCCTGTGTTACCTATCGGGCCTTGTGGCCCTTGCGCTCCCTGTAGCCCAGTGTCGCCCTTTGGCCCTTTGATGTTGCCCTTAGGTTGCCAGCCCATGGGTCACTCCTTCCCTTCCATGACCATCTGCCAGCCCTTGCCCGCCACGAATTGGTAGATGTCGCCAGTCGTCGAGTTGAGATACAGATCGCCAGCCAACACTCCGGGAGCGAGGTCAGATGGAGCTGAGGTGCCTATCGTCCACTGGCTCCCTCGCACGCCCGCTGGCCCAGTCGCGCCTGTCGATCCCGCTGGCCCAGTCGGCCCAGCTGGTCCTTGCGGGCCTTGTGGCCCAGTCTGTCCCTGTGGGCCTGTGTTACCCGTTGGCCCTTGTGGGCCTACTGGCCCTGCTGGGCCTTTGATGTTGCCTTTAGGTTGCCACGCCATTGAAGATCATCCTCCATGTAGTGCCGTCGAACTGAAAGATCGCGGCTGTTGTAGTGTTGAGATACATGTCGTTCAACTGAGCGCCTACAGACGCGCCTACGAATGGATCACTCGCCCCTGTGAACCATATGCTACCGCGAGGCCCAGTCGCACCTGTAGCTCCTGTCGGGCCTGCTGGCCCTTGTGGCCCTGCTGGCCCTTCCACATAGACGATATCGCCGCCTCCATCGCCGCCAGAGGGTGGCGTGGGCGGTGGCGTTGGCATCACCTGCACTATGCGCTGAGGCGAGTCGAAGATGTTGTTTCTATCGTAGGGCGTGTCAGTGCCGAAGATGGTGTTACTCATGTTCAGCTTGAGGTTGCATACGAGGCGACCGCTGATCACGTCGCTGGCGAACTCGATGTTGACCACTTGGACGCGAGGCTCCCAAAAGTAGAGCGCATCGAGGATGGCTATGGTCGCTTGTGACGCCTGACCTATAGGCAAGTCCACTATGGTCTGATCAACACCTAACAGGCGCTCTAAGGCCGCGCTGTAGAGTGGCGTGGCTAGGATGGTCTTGACGTTCTGAAAGATTTCCTTGTAGGCGATAGCCCCAAAGTCTATCTGCTCAAACGAGAGCATGTTGAGCGGGATGCCATCGGCGTCGAAGAACTTGATGCGCCAGTTACTGCCTAGGTCTGACTGCTGGCCATAGCCAGCCCACACTGGGTCTGCGGCTGTCATAAGCTCCCACTCCCTATGAAGCCGCCACCGAATCCGGGCACGCCTAGCATCGAGAACAAGCCCTCAGTGAACGGTATGTATTCCTTGAACGTCACATTAAGCTCCACGGCTAACAGCTGACCGCCCTTGAGCCAGTGCTTGTGATGCTCAACTAGCTCTGTGATTACAAATAGGCTTAGTCCAGGACCCATCGGCTTCCCACCTATGATGAGCGGTGCCATGAGTGCGTTCTCATGGAAGAAGTGCCATTGCGCTAGGAGCGGGAGCGGGTCGCCACACCATGACGAGTTCAGGTTGACCTTCATGTTGATCTCCACTAGGTCGTTGCCCGCCCACTCTAACAGCGGCTTGCGCAGGTGAACCATGTGAGCGCCGAAGCGTCCGGCATACTTGCGCTCGATCTCATGGAACGTCATGATGCGCCCTTGCAGACGGCCGAAAACGATAGCGCCGTAGAGTCCTTCCATTCTAAGAGCCTCCCTCCAATTCCCTAACGCGAGCCTCAAGCGCGTCGATGCGAGCGATGAGCGCCTGCACGTCTCGCGTCCCGCCAGTGTGCAGCCCGTTCGCGTCCGTATGGTGGCCGCTGGTCGTCATGTCGCCAGTATGCACGATGTTGCCCTCGATGGTAACTGTGCCTTTGAGCACGATGTTCTGTTGCTCGATGTTGACCTTGCCAGATGGACTCTGGATGTTCACGTCGCCAGTGGCAGACTTGATGGTCACATGACCGTCGCTCTCGATGTTCGTCTTAGCGCCATCGGTCGTCTTGAGGTTCACGTCCTTCTTTATCGTGGCGTTCCAGCCGCCCTTGAAGTCCTGCGTGAGAAACACATCGGCGTCATCGTTGGAGTCGCGCTTCTCGGTGTGACCGCCCTCCCATTCGCAGTAGTCCACTCGCGGATCCGTTACGGGCGGTGGCTCTTTCGATGTGTAGAACGAGCCGAGGATGGCGTAGTTACTCGTCCCGTTGGGCAGCTTCACCATGAGGACGTTATCGCTTTGCCTAGGCATGGAGAACGACCGCTTACCCTTGGACGCTAGCTGAAGGACAGGCACTGGCTTCGATATGAGCGGATTGTCTTCGTGATCGAGTCGATCGGGCATGATGATACGGGCGTTCGCGCCTTTCTCG